GTTCAAACATTACGTTTTTAGCCGCTTCGCCAATAGCTCTCTCAACTACGAGGAACAATCTGCGAACATTGATACGATCAAATGCGGATGGTCTACTCATGTGTGTCTTATCACCAAAGAGTAAAACACCTTGACCTGGAATATTGCCAACAGGGTTAATGCCTGCTTTATACAATGTATCACGTTGCGTTTTAGTTGGGTTGTAAACAGTAGATGTAACACCTAAGTATTGACCACGTCTTCCACCAGCTGGTGAGATCCATGGTGCACCGTTTGCATCCGATGCAGACATAATGCCCGCTGTAGATGAAGCGGCAGGGATGTTAACATACTTATCGTTGTACTTGTCATACACTTTCAACCAGTTACAATCGACAAACAATGTGCTGTCGTATGTAAATGTGTCGGCTGTAGCAGTAACATTGTTTGTGATTGTAGTTGAGTTGTTTACGCCAATGATGTCACTCTTAGCAGGACCTGCAACCACTACGCAATCTTTACGCAATTTTGCTGTTGCAACAAGATCGTTAACGACTGTTGTTTGGTCTGCACGAGTTGCCATACCCGGAGCAATCAAGAAGTCTACTGTAACAGTATCAACGTCTTCGTATAGATCGAAGCTTGATGTAACATGTCCAGCAGTGAAGCCACTTGATACTACACCACCTGATAGGTTATATGTCTTAATAGCAGGTGCTGATAGGATGAAATCTTCTCCACTATCTGCTAATGTGCCTGCACCTACATCTGTAAATGCTGTTTCAAATCCAGCCATCCAAACATAGTTTGAACCTGTGTTGACGATGTCTTTAATGTAGTTAGTTGAGCCATCTGCGTTCTTAGCACCAAGTGCTAAAGATACGAATGGGTATGTTTCAAGAACTGCACCCTTTGATCCAAAGTTGCCATCTTTATCGATAACCGCAATGTGAACTTCATCGTTCAAAGAGTTCTTGTCTGCCGCATGTGCAGATGTTCCTGGTTGACCATCGAAGCTAGGCTTATAAGCCCAACCTGTGAATGATGCTGTGTGTGCAGGACACACTTGAATTTCTAATGCGTTGCCAAGATCACTTGGGTATCTTGCAATGAATGTGTGACCGTCTGAGTCACGGCTTGCGATTTGGGTGTCCCAATCGTCTGCGTTTTTGATTGTTGGGTTGTCTGTAGGGGCGTTAGTATTATCGTGTGCATTTTTTGCAGTTGATGTGATAGAACGTGTTACAAACAGGTCTGAGCTATAACGTAAGTAGTATGCCGCAGTGTGAAAGTCTGAACTGAAAGCATCGTTAGGTGAGCCAAATGTAGCCGCAAGTTCAGTCTCGTTAGAGATACGCTGTCTTGTTTCTACTGGACCCCAACGGAAGCCGCCAACTATTGCACCAGTTGTAGATTGTACGTTAGGCACTGTGCCTGACAGATCTACTTCTTTGATAACAATCGCTGGACTTTGGGATGGTGTTCCAATTGCCATGGTTATTTTCCTTTTGAAATGATAAGTAATACATAATGCGGTGGGATTTCAAGGTTACGCTGTTATTTATAAGAAAACTATTCCTAGCTTAAGTCCCACTTATCACTTACTGTTATTCCCCAACCGAATCTTTCGTGATCTACTGGTGGTGGTTGATCCCCCACACCATCATCCACAAACCCAAATGGTAAAACGTCCGCTTCAATATCAGCCATTCGTTGTTGAAACAACATGTCTTTGAGATTGATATCCGTCATATCACCAAAGAATGCACTAGAAGCAAAATACCCAAACATAACAAAGTTCATCACAAGATCGTCATGGTTGCCGTTAGATGCTTCAAAAGAGTTGCCTCTAGCCTCAAATGTGGAGATCTCAATGATGGTCTGTTCGTCCACAATATCGAGTTTGTGGTTCTCAAGGATGTCTTTAAAACCAGAACAACCAATACGTTTAATCTTTCTGTTCATTTCAATGCCGATACCACTACTCTTTGTAGCACTTTCGACGTGCATATTCTCATACTCTAGATCTTGGTATAACCCTTGACACACCAAAGACCCCTGATCATTACTCTCCACTATCACGTATGCGTTGTTATATGCTGTGGCGAACTTAAAGATAATGTCTGGAAACAGAATAGGCGAGATCCTATTATTTCTATAGACAGCCACTTGTCTGAATGGTACTGTACTAATATCGATCATATTGAATGTCGAGTAGTCTTGACCTCTGCCTTTAGCTACGTCAACACAACAAATGTATTCGTGGTTCTTTACTGTTTCTTCATATATTAGACAATCCCCATTAACTCTAATGGGGTTCTTGGCTCTCAACTTCATCAGTGTTTCGGCATCGATTAACGTATCGCCTGTACCAAAGAACGTATTGCCGTACTCTTGGTCAAACTGTAATTGGCTTGTGTTGTTGATCGTCTCTTGTTTCCACGCATCATCACGACCCGGAACATCCCACCAATCAACTCTGAACGGTATGAATGTATTGGTTTGTTGTTGAGCACCTTCCCAAATCTTATGGAATACATTACCAATGCCGTTAGCAGTGGATGTAATGATAACCTTGGTGTCCTTACCAGATGACACAACAGGATATGTTGATGTGTAGAATTGAGCATCGTTCTCAACGAATGCAAACTCGTCAAGAAACAGTAGGTTGATAGATAGACCACGAATAGAAGATCCGCTTGTAGCAGACGCAAGGATCTTAGAGTTGTTACTGAATTCTATTGAACCTTTGTTAAGTGCTTTAGTTCCTGGCTGTAGGAAGTATGGAAGGTTCTCTAACATAAGAGTAACACGTGCCAACATCTCTCTAGCAGTAGCACCTTTGTTTGCTAGGATAGCAACGTTCTTCTCTGTGTGGAAGATAGCATACCATAGAATGTACGCAACGGATGAGATAGATTTACCAGATTGCCGACAGGCCAACACAATAGAGAAACGATTATCGTTGAAGTGGTCAAACATCGTCTCTTGATATGGATACAGATCGAAGTTAACTAAGCCTCTATCAAGGTGAATAACCTTACAGTAGTTCTTAGCAAAATACTTAGGATCTTCCATACACTTTTTGTACTCAAGGATCGTATCCTGAGACCATGGAGCTATTACCCCATCCTTCTTGACGTTATTATTGCCAAGGTAGCCTTGTTCTTTATTCACCATCAGGCGTAATGTCAATCACTTCTGTGGGCAATTCTTTGACATCCTGTAACATACGTTGAAGATCTGTACTAGATCCGATAAAGACATTGTTATTGGTTGTTCCAACACTTTCAGTAGTTGGAGCATCACTCTTCTGAATATCTTTATTCTTCTTATTAAGATCCATAAGCTTGTCGTTAACATCAGCAACGTTCTTGATCATACCAGACAACACTTCATAGGCACGTGGATGTTCACTTTCTCGTGCAACTTCCATCATCATGCTTAAGGCATCTTTTCCCTTTTCGATCAGCTCGTAATATGTCTCTCGTGACTTATCATAGTCGCTCTTGATATTAGTCTCATCCGTCATCGCTCGTTATTTCCTCATAATTATAAGTCTTAGTAAATCCATAGTCAGAATCATACATTGGTATTAGTGTGGGGGTTGTTGTTGTCGTAAGTACCTTAGTACCCCTTTCGAGTTCGTATTCCATGATAGACTTAGTAATGATTTCGCCATCATCGATTGCACCTGTGAAGCTAGTCTTAACTTCAAAGTCCATTACATATTGTACTGACTGTCTTTGTTCTTGTTGACCCTCACCCTCATTGACAAACGCCACTGATTGTAGTGTAATTGGAACATCTTCTTTGATATCTGGATAGTCTTTGTACGGTCTCATAGTCACAGTGTATTGTGGTGCAAAGGTTGGTATGATCTGTTCTACAATTTGTAGAGCATCATCCTGATTATTTGCATAGATCCCAAGAGAAAATGTTACAATGTAGGGAACTGATTGTTTTACTTTGGCACGTTTACTGTTGTCGTTTACTGTCGCTTGTTGAAGTCTAGCGTTAGTCTTAGACAACTGTCGTGTCGCATCATATGCCATTGAAGTCATCTCAAAGGTCATGCGTGGCAACTTTATAGCAACTGAATCGTCAACACCAAATTCGCCCACCTGTTGTAACCTAAGAAGAAACTTAGATCTAGGAGAGTATGCCAAAGGAACACGAACTGTGCTTAACACTTTGCCGTTCTTGTCCGTTCTCATTACATGGATCTTTGTAAAGAGCGAACCGAATATAGCTACTGTTTTACGTAGTCTCTCGTGATAAAAGTAATCATTAAACATTAGCTTGAAAGTCCTGTGCTTTTACTGATTTCGCCAAACGGATTGCCTTCACTAAAGTCTAGGAAGTCCTCTATCTCAGTAGCAAATTCGAAATTCTGTTGATCTACAGTATCTTTCTGCGTAGAGCTAACAATCTTAGCAGTAGCACCTGAGTTTTGCCCAGTGAGATACTTGCCAGTCGATGGTAGTGCGAATGATCCCAAGTTGTTTGCTGAACCAACATGAATAAGCGATAAGATTTCGCTACTGTCATTGTATGCCGCAACTTCGGCTGTCAAAACACCACCGTCTGATGCGCTGTCTTGGTTGACATATTCGCCAACAAGAAACGGTTGGAATAGCTGTGGTTCCCCAATTAGAATAGATGGTGCAGAGGTATAGAAATCTCCACTGTCCACAATTGTTATTGAAGTAAGTTTACTAGTAGCACTGTCTAGATTTGCCTCCCCAACTGCAACAAGGTCAATCGGATCCATACTTGGACCTAGAATCGTGACAGCTGGAGTTGACTGATATCCTTGCCCACTGTCTGTTAGAGTAATTGCAGAAACTCTGTTATTAGTAACCACGGCTATAGCAGTTGCTGTCGTACCAACACTACTTTCAATAGTAACAGTTGGCGTACTTCCGTTTTCGTAATAAGATCCACCACTATCAATATTGATTTGGTTTATAGTTCCTGCGTTCATAATAGCAGTCGCTCTCGCAACTTTCTTAGGAGTAGTGGGTGCTGAAAATGCTACGGTAGGAACTGTCGTGTAACACTCACCACCGTCAGTAAGAGTAATGCTTGTGATACCTTGTAATGACATTATGAAATACTCGCTGTTGCTGTTGCGGTTCTACCACGATTAACTTTGATGTCATATCTGTAGGCATTATCAATCTCTATTTGATCGATATCCGTATTACCTGTGTCAATATCTTCGTCATTGTATTCAAACAATTCACAACGGAGTTTATATGTTGGTAGGTTGGTTAGCTGATAGAAAGGTTGTTCGTGCTCAACGTGCATGATCTGAAACAGTTTGCCTGCAAATGGGGTGTAAATAAGATCACCTTCTACTGGCCTATCGGACTTAATCTCGTTATCAAACTTACGTACTGTTTGGTTCCAACGTCTTTTGGCTACGACAAGTGTTACACTGTCTCTGATCTCTACACCAAACTTACTGAATAAGTCGCCTTCACCATCAAACCCATCATTGTTCTCCACATACATTTCAAGTCTGTAACTGGAGTTGAATGATGATACTGGATCTTCTTTAAACACCTCATCTACGTTCACTAGATCACGTGGCATGTAATACATGTCCTGACCATAGATCTGCAATGCTTCGATTGTTAGATCTTCGTAAAGAAGTTGTTCTGATTTAAAACCATCTGAAAAGTATAAATTGCGCATATTAACCTACAAAGAATTCTACAGGGAGTTCATGCTCTAGTCTCATATCCTCTTCGAGTTTCAATACTTCTGCGTTTGCGGCCTCTAGTATAGCCAAGCCATTCATCGTCACACCACCAGGTAACTGCATGCCTTCAAACTTACTAAGGTTTTGCCCCCACTGTTGCTTGACCAATGCGGTAAAGTATGCCTTAACAAACCTGTCGTTATACACTGATGTGTTTGCTACAGGATCTACAAGTTGAGTGCCTTCTACAATAATGTATTGGCCTTCTTTAATATCTTGTGTTTCAAACTCGCCATGAATGTATAGCTTACTTTCGTATTGAGAGTAATTAACCTGTGGCATTCCGTTTAGTGTTTGGTCAATCATAGCAATGTGCTGTTGCATCATTGTATAATATGCCATGTCTCCCATGAACTTACCCATGACTGCAAGATCGTTCAACCTAAGCTGATAGCCCAAAGAGAACATTCCGCTAGAAGAAGCCCCACCATTGATTGGGAGGACTCTTTTCACAAATAGATAGTCGGATGGGATAGGGATATACTTGTTAGTGACATCATCTGCCGTAATAAGATACTTTAGATAGACTGTCTTAGTCGCATCAGAATGGTACTCTTGAAAGTATTCAAGAGCTTCGTCCAATCTGTCTTCTACTTGATCCTCATCAACATTAATTTCGAGAACAGGCTCACCCAATCTACGCTTTGCATAGTCAATTAATGTCGATCTTGAATTCGGTTTTGCCATCTAACTCGTCCCATGTGTAATCCGTTACTTCTATTTATACTAATTTATATCTCCAGGATAGCGTTGTGACCACATTGTAAAGCTATATTTCGTTCCCGAAACAAGTTCTGTACACTCATGACCGTGTGTGACCATGCCTGGAAACAGAATCATCTTACCACAAGGCACATCATCGTTGTTAACACCCTGTCTTGGGTAGATCAAAGACGCACCTTTATAGTCATCATTGAGCTTAACGGATCCTGTAACAAGAGAGGCATCATTGTGCAAAGGCAAACTCTTTTGAGTGTCCACCGAATATCGCATAACGAATGCATCACGCATGCCATACATCTCAATAGGGTGCCAAAGCTTCTCTACGATTGGTACGATATGTTCTTTCCAATGGGTTTCTAGCTCATTCCACAATCCTAGTTCTTTGACACGGATCTCATATGCTGGAAACTTATCTTCTGGCATAGGTGCCCACTTGCCGTGGTTATCACCCATTTCAATCAAACGATCACACTGGCTTTGTGTCATGAAGTCCACAACCATCATGTCCTTTTCAAGCATGTCAACCTTACCGTGATGTGGGATGAACATCGGAGACTGTGGAGTTGTTCCTAAAGCGGTTTTAGGTTTGGGCAATGCCTTTGTGTATTTGGTGTGCACTTGGCTCCATAGGTTATCAAACTTTACTTTAGCCTCAAACCCACCGTTACCATGATATAGACAAGGAACAGTATTCGTGATTGGGTTCCATAGCTCATTACTTACGTCTACTTCTGGCTCGTGCGTTTGGAAGATATATTGTTCATAGTCCAATCCTACAGAGAATTTAGTAGTATCGTTTAGCCAGACACGTTGCATGTATAGCTGATCGTCATCATCATCGTTAAGTCGTTCTCCAAAGAAGTCTTTTAATGCGCCAACCCTACCAATGTATTGTCCACTGTTGAGGTATTTGTAATGAAAGAGGTTGGGATCTGGATGTAGGCTTTGCATGCTTTCGTCAGGCCAACAGCTTGCTTCTGCCCCGAATAGGATCTCTACAGAAGCGTCCATATATCGTTTAACGATTTCTTGTAGATTATTTGTAAAGAATACGTCATATGCATCTGTGAAGAGAAGAATATCGTTTTCGGGCAAGGTGTCGAGATAGTCTCGCACCAAGTTAACTTTATGTCCACCACCAGGGCCTTGCATGTCTGTACCAGCCCAATCGACATTGGTGCCCAAGTTCTTAACGTCAAATCCCATTAGTGCCGCACTGTCATTCAATGCTACACACTTAGATCTATCCGTACCAACCGTAACCGCATGAACCTTGAAGTTTTGGAACCAATCATCATGGCTTTGTGGCTCAATGTCAGATCCAAGAGTCTCTCTACTAATCTGTGTCGCAATCTCTATTTTGAGTGCTTGTACGTTATGTGTCTTTACCTTCTGAGCCAAGACCTCATCTACAGGGATGATCTTTCTGTGGAAACCACTATTAATAAGATCATGCGCCATTTCAACAGTTAGCATATATGCATGACCATTGTATGGATAGCAAGGCTTAACTAGGTGTTGATTACCACCTTCTGTGACACCAGTTTCGTTATTCTCGTTGTGACCCAAGTATAGTAGATCGATATTATGCTCATCCATCCACTCGTGGTATTCGTTCTCTTTCCACTTAAATCTGTCGATCTGAACATCATCTTCGAAGATGATTGTAGTCTCGTTTAGTTCAACTACTTTCTGCCACGCCTGATAGTGTGATAGGAAGCAACCAACCTCACCCTTTGTAATTCTACGGTTCTTGAATGGATCACGCCATTTGTGATTAACACCAAATTCATTGTCTACCATACGTTGATGATCAATGTCACGACCATCAATAGCAAATACGAATTGATAATCTTCCAACCAACCACATTCGCCCATAAAGGATCTTTTTCTGTCAGTTCTTCGATTTAGATTAATAACTAGCTTGTGCATAATGATTCCTTTTCAGTGTTATATATTAGTCTCTGTAGAGATACAAATCAACAGGGACGCAGATCCGTAGTTCGGAGTAGTAAGGGTTGACGTGGTGATAAGCGAAACTTGGGAAGATCAAGAAGTCTCCTGTCTCAGGTTGATGATGATGTCTGTTAAACATTGGATTGAAATATTCGTCATACCCCCGATTGGCATTAGATCTAGGATCGTGTAGCACCAAGTCGCCGCCCGAATTTTGATCTTCTGCTAGTATATAGAACACGCCAGATAAGTGTGCTCCCGAATGATTGTGAATAGTCATTGAATAGTCTTTGCCGTGACCAGTGATCCAACCCTTTAGCTTGTAGTTGTCCCAATCCTCAATAGAGCAATCAATAGTACTCTTTAGGTAGTCATTAAAAGCACTCTTAACAGTACTATTAAAGGCACCCATAACAGCACTCTTATCATCCAATATGTTATATCCACCCAAATCGCTAGGTGGTTCGTTTAGATTGTATGTGCTAAATATATGTTCCACTAAACCAGTGGTGTCGAACTTTCCTTGACCCATCTGTGTAGGCCATAGGTTATGGATATCCATCTCACTTCTTTCATCATGTTAATATACATCTATATATACTAGTAATAACACTTGACTCTATGTTTCGAGTATGCTAGAAATAGGTATAACAAATGAAAAGAGAGAATCACATGACTATGATGAACACAGTACTTGACCAAATCAATCGTATGGACGCTTCAGAAATCAACCGTGTAGTTGAAGCGATCAAATCTCGCCGCAACTCACTGTCTTATGCCACAAACGATACTTTGCGTATTGGTGATATTGTCTCTTGGATGCGCCGTGATGGAAGCACTATAACAGGATCTGTTAAGAAAGTTAATCAGAAAACAGTTATAGTAAATGAACGTCTTGGTCCTATTTGTAATCGAATTTGGAAAGTATCTTCAAGCATGCTTACTCCACTGTCTATAGGTGGATAATGACATTTGACGAATTCTTCGACTTCTTGATGAGTGAAGAATGTTTTAATGACTGTTCGGTCTCCTTTATTAACAATAGAGGAGAACAACAGTACATAGAGCATGACGATTTATTTGCATATAAGGGCAAGGTGGTTGATCTTTGGTTTAGTGGAGATGATACGATTAAGGTAGAGGGATATGAACGTATCCAACCTTATGATGGGACTATCCATATATTCTATGCTCCTACAAATGCGCCTTCATTCCCTGTACATACAGACCCTATAGATATATACATCGAATGCCTTGATGGGCGTAAGATAATGGAAATTGACGACCAATACGTGATGATAGAAAAGGGAACGAAGGTCTTTATTCCCGCAGACACACCGCACGTTGCGCTCAACTCAGAGAAAGCATTGACATTAAGCTATGGCATTAACGACACAAACACATTCAGTAATCTACGTAAAGACTACGGAAACTTGTAATCTTAATTGCAGTCACTGTTTTACTTCTGGTATGAATGGGCGTAAGATCTATTTTGATCACGTGAAGACCGCAAATTGGTGTAACGAACTCGACACTGGTTCTAACCAGATCCATTTAGAGTACCATGGTGGTGAGCCTATGCTTGCGCCCATGGCACATCTACGAGAATTCCATGACATTACTAAAGCCCAATGGGGTGATCGTGCAACTCATGGCATCACAACAAATCTTGTGTTTAAGCTTACCGAAGAGAAACTTGCATTCTTTAGCGAAATCATTACAGGCGGTAACATCGGCACCTCATGGGATCCTAACATTCGTTTTACTAACGAACATCAAAGGAAGATGTGGGAAAATAATGTTAAGCAGTTGACAGGACTTGGGCATCGTGTCAAGTGCTTTATCTCTGTATCTAAGGATGTTATTAAACTACAACCATTAGAGATTGCTGATTATATGGAGTCTCTTGGTGTTGCTGAGATCTCTTATGAACGACTTACCCATGACGGTAATGCCACAATCAATACAGACATCTTTCCTCACAACTCTGAGCTAGATGCTTGGTGGATGTTAATGCATGAACAAACTCAACATCATAATGTTGTGAACGGATTTATGGAAACCGTTTATGAGAAGTTTAGTAAAGGTCAGTTTAGAGCGGGAACGTTCTGTCGTGATTGTGAACAAAAGATCCACACTATTAATGCGGACGGTACTGTCGCAGGCTGTCCTAACACCGCACCGACCATGCATTATGGTCATATAGATACACCAGCAAAGGAAGTAAGATTAAGTCCTAAGCGTATGGAGATCATATCATGCGAACAGCATGAACGTGATGAACGGTGTTACAAATGTCCAGTCTTTATGTATTGCCATTCTGACTGTCATCAGTTACACTGGATGGATGATGTGTGCCCTGCACCAAAAACATTGATGATGAAGTTAGCGAAAGAGAAGAAATGGATTTAATCGTAAAGCCAACCGAAGCGTGTAACTTCAAGTGTACATTTTGCTCGTCAACAGATATCGATCCCAATGAGGTTGGTCTGTTAGACTTGAGCTATATCTATAGGTTCTTAGAAAGGTATCCAGAGACTAACACAATCATTGTTAATGGTGGTGACCCTCTTATGGTCAAGCCACAGTATTATCAAGATCTGATTGACCACCTTAATGAGCATGATTACCCAGCAAGCATTAGCTTTACGTCCAACCTTTGGCCTTTCCTAATGAAACCTAAGAAGTGGTTACCCATTTTTCAGAACGAACGATTTGGTTGTGCCACATCATTTCAGTATGGTGGCGGTAGACTAAAAGGCGATTATTCAGAGTTCACAGAGGCAGACTTTTGGATGGTATCTAATGCCATGTTGAAGCATACAGGCGAACGTCCAGATTTTATCGCAGTTATTACAGAAGAGAATGAGCATCTCGCCATTAAGAATGTAGAACTAGCAAAGGAGATGGGCGTCGAGTGTAAGTTGAACTATGCTATGGCTTCTGGTGTACAGGGATCTACGTATCAATTAAGCAAGATCTACGAAACATACCTTGAGATCTATGATCGTGGCCTAGCAGACTATGAGTACAACACCAAGCAGATGATCAAGCGTCTTGGTGGATCTTCGACATCCTGTCCACAGAACAGACAGTGTGATGCTGGCATTCGAGCATTCAACCCAGGCGGTGATTACTACTCTTGTGGATCCTTTGCAGACGATATGGACTATCCTATCGACTTCGAAGAGGAGATGAATGGCAAGATGCAAACGCCATTGCAAGATGATCCCAACATCCAGACAATGAAGATGGCCTGTTACACCTGTCCTATGTTTGAGATTTGTAATGGATGCAAAAAGACTGTACGTGATATGAAGCGTGAAGGCACTGTTGAAGGCCACTGTGTCCTGATGAAGGAATTGGCTCCACGTATCCTTGTGAGCAATGGGATGAGTCCTGATGGAGTGACACCCTATGTCAATGAATCTATCAATTAACCCAACCTACTATTGCAACTTCTCCTGTGACTTTTGTTACTTGACAAAGCAACAGTTAAATGATAGACACAAGATAACACCAATGTGGCTACAAAATTCTATGGGGCAAATTACAGATCCTATAACTCATGTTGATTTGTATGGTGGTGAGATTGGATTACTAACACCAGAGTATTATTATTCGATCAAAGAGGTGATTAGGAGATACTATG